AGTTCTACTGGTATTTTAGTTGTCATATCTTTATCCCTCTAGAGTTTCTATTCTAGCTTTTAAGTCTTCTATAATTGTTTGTTGTTCTTGGATTGCTTTGACAAGTAATGGTGTGATTCTTCCATAATCCATGCCTTGCATTTCTTCTCCGTCTTTTTCACCACTTACAGCATCTGGAAATACCTCTTGTGCTTCGTGTGCTATAAAACCTTCACTTGTAGTTCCATCTTCTTTCCAATCAAACTTGACTGGGTTTAGATTGTTTAGTCTTTCTAAACCATTTTCTATAGGTCTTACATTTTCTTTTAATCTATAGTCTGAGGAGGTGTTAAAAGCTGTTGCTGTATTGGTAGTCGTAATACTTCCTATATTTGACGCACCATTGCTATGAAATACCATAACAAACATAGTTCCTGTGGTAGCATCATTCTGAGTAGTAAGTCCATAAGGAGTAGAGGCACTTGCTAAAGTAAAAATTCTTGAGCCTGCAAGAGGTGATGAAGTGCCAAAAGAAACTTGACCAGTCGAAAGAATACGCATTCTTTCTGTATTACTAGAACCTGAAGTAAGAACCATTTCGTTTCCTTCCGTTCCATATATAGCACACAAAGCTCCATTGTTTGCATTTGACCATTGAATCATTGGTCGTGAACCGCCTGAACCTTTGACTGTTAAACCTGTGTAATTAGAGAGTCCATCAATAAGTGCAGTGCCAGTAACATGTAATTTCGCTGAAGGACTCGTTCCTATGCCTACTTGACCTGTGTTATCCACAGTAACATGAGTTGTACTGTCTTCTTTTATAAATAAACTTCTAGCATCTGGATAAACTATATTAAGGTCATTCCCACTTGCTGTAGTAAATGTTCCACCTGCAGCACTTGTAACACTTCCATCTTTAAGTAAAACACTATCAACAGTTACTCCAGAAGCAGATGTTGTTTCTGCAATAGTATCTGTTTTTATAGTGCTGCCTGATAAAGCATTAAACGTATTAGCAGTCATTGTAAAGTCTTCTGCACCTGCTATATCAAATCTTATAGTATCTTCATCAGAACTTTCTTCGACCTGAATCATTGTATCACTATCAGCATCTACTAATTGCGTAGCAGTTGTAATACTTGTATTCGTTGCTGTAATAGCTTCTACAGCTACACCACTTGCAGGGGCTGTAGAGAATGTAAGTGTTGTACCAGATATACTATAGTTTGATTTGCTTTGATAAACACCATCAAAGAATACTGATACGTTGTTCTCGTGTACTGGATTAACAGATAGTGTTAGTGTTGTATCACTACCATCACCAGTCATTGTAGCTATTGAGTTGTTAGAACCACCAACAGTTGTTGTGCTGTGATAGACTGTTATAACTCTACCATTAGCAGGAGCAGTTGCAAAAGTTAATGTAGTTCCTGAAACTGAGTATACATTCTGAGCTTGGAATACACCATCAACAAAGACCATAAGATTATTTTCATCATCTGGTGCTGTGCTTAAAGTAAATGTAGTATCCGAACCATCACCTGCAAAGATGTTGGTATCCATGTTTGTACCAGAACCACCACCTGCTATAGCTCCCCAAGAATCTGTGTAGCCTTCAAACTTACTTGTTGTAGTGTTATATCTAAAGTAACCTGCTGCAGGGCTTGCCGGTCTTTGTGCTGTTGTACCAACTGGTACGTGTATTGCATCTGTAAAGCTACCAATATCAAGAGATACATCTGGAGAAGCATTACCGATACCTACTCTATTGTTTGAACTATCTACTTTTAGTGTAGAAGTATCTACTGTTAAATCTCCTGAAATTGTACCACTTGTACCTGTGATACCTCCAAAGACTACGTTACCTGCTGAACCTGAGAAAACTTCTGAACTGTTTGAAGAATCTGGAATAAATGTAAATGCTGTAGCACTATCATCATATCCAAAGAATCCAAGTTTAGCTGCACTTCCATCATGCCATCTAAACTCAATACCTCTATCTTTGTTATCATCAGAACCCGGAGCAGAATCACCACCTAATGTAAAGATTGGGTCATCTACTGTAACTGTTGTACTATTAACTGTAGTAGTAGTTCCATTAACTGTTAAGTTTCCACCTACAGTTATAGCACCTGTAGTTGTTAGAGAGTCTACATAAGCATCTTTCCAACGTACCGAACTAGAACCTAAATCTACATCACTATCTGTTTGTGGTCCAAAGATACCATCAGCTACGTATACTTGTTCGGCATTAGCTGCATAGAAGTGTATTTCGTCTGCTGTTTCAAAATCTATTTTAGTTTGGTCATCCTCACCAATCTTAATGTCTGTAGCTAGTAAAGATGTAATACCTGTTTGTGCTGCATCAACTGCAAGGTCTATTGTGTTATCTGCATCTTGATATGTAACTGTAATACCACTTTCAGTATTACTTGTAAACATTGCACCTGTTGTATCAGAAATAAATTCTTCTAAAGATGTACCATTAACTGTATAAGCATCAGCTTCTAACGTACCATCTATATCAACATCTCCACTAATATCTAGTGTAGCTGCTGTTAATGTACCACCAATAGTTACATTAGTAGGTAATCCATATGTTATTGTACCAGAGCTTTCTGCTACATCTATTTCGTTTGAAGTTCCTGCAAAAGTTACAGTTCCTCCAGAAGCAATATTTGATGCTGAAGCACCTGCTGCAACTGCAATAACATTACCTACTGCTAAATCAATAGTTCCATCACTATCTTGATATGTTGCTGTAATACCTGTCTCAGTATTACTTGAGAACATAGCACCTACAGTATCTTGTACAACTTCTGATAAGTCTATGTTTGCTGTACCATCAAATGATACACCATGAATTGTTCTTGCTGTTTCTAAAGCTGTTGCTGTAGCTGCATTACCTGTTGTATCTTGGTTAAGTGTACCAATTACAAAGTCTAGTGTGTTGTCTGAATCGTCATAAGTAACTGTAACACCTGTTTCAGTATTACTTGTGACCATAGCACCAACAGTATCACTAATAGTTTCTGCTAATGTAACACCTGCAATAGTAATCGCATCAGCTTCTAATGTTCCGTCTATGTCTGCATCACCACTAATATCTAATGTGGCTGCATCTAACTCACCACTAATGGTTATATTTCTACCACCAGTAATGTCTTTGTTTGAATCTGTTATGATAGCTTTACTAGCTATAACAGTTCCATTTGTAATTCCGTCTATAAGATTAATGTCTGCAGCACTTGCTGTAACACCATCTAAAATGTTTAGTTCTGCAACTGTTGATGTAATACCATCAAGAACATTTATTTCTGCTGCTGTAGCTGTAACACCATCAAGTATATTTAACTCTGCAGCAGTTGACGTAACTCCGTCAAGTATGTTTAGTTCGGCTGCTGTTGATGTAACTGCTGTACCATTTATAGATAAAGCATCTGTTTCAAGTGTACCGTCTACATCTACATCACCACTTACATCTAAAGAACCTGCATCAAGTTCTCCAGTTAGTGTAATGTTTCTAGCTCCTGTAAAATCTTTATTACTATCTACTACAATAGCTTTAGAAGCTGCTACCGTTCCTGCTGTAACTCCATCAATTGTTTCTAGTTCTGCTTCACTTATATCTGCTGAACCTATAACAAAACTTGTACCTGTAATAGTTGTACCAGTTATAGCTGCTGCACTTGAACCACCAATAATAGCACCATCAACTGTACCACCATTTATGTCTGCTGTATCAGCTACTAAACTATCGATGTTGGCTGTTCCATCGATAAATAAATTTCTCCACTCTTGTGAAGAACTTCCTAAGTCATATGTATCATCATCATCAGGAATTATACTTGAATCTACATCAGCACCAAATACAACATTGTCTGAAGCAGCATCACCAAGAGTAAGTGTACCACCATTAAAAGTTGTTGTTCCTGTTACGGTTAAGTTACCTCCAACATCAACATTACCTGTTGTAGTTACAGAAGTAAATGCACCTGTAGAAGCTGAGTTAGCTCCAATAGTTGCACCATCTACAGTTCCACCATTAATATCTGCAGTATCTGCTACTAAAGCATCAGTTGTTACTGTACCATCAAAGTATGCATCTTTAAATTCTAATGAGCTTGTACCTAAATCTATATCATTATCTGTTACTGGTAAGATAGCTCCATCTTGTATTCTAATTTGTTCTACTGCTGCTGACGATACTTCAACAAATACTCCCCACCTATTGTTTGTACTGTCTACGACAATCTTGTTTAAAAAGTCTAAGTCACCGATAGTATGAATGTTACCACCTTGTCCTGCAGTACCATCGTGTCTGTGCCCTGTAGAACTTGCACTACTTGAACTATATGCAAATGCGTTGACTAACTGATTATATTCGTTATTAAATAATGCAGCAGTTATAGTATCTCCATCTGCAAACGAACTCTGTCGTGTATATGTTTGTGCCATTTATTATCTCCTGCCTGAAGGTATATAATCTACATAAAAACCATTTATCGTGTATGGTGGTTTTGTATCATCACTTATAATGGTAAAATTATTACTTGTTCCACTCCCTTGTAATGGAATTCTTATTAAAGGGTTATCACCACCACCAAATACGTTTGTATTAAATAAAGCATCTCCAAACTTAGATGGAGGATTTATAACTCCTAAGTCAAATAAATCTGGGGGTTGTGGTATGTCTGTATTTCCGTAATCAAATCTAACTTGGACATCAGGCTCTGTAATACCTTCTGAGCTTGCTGATACTCTTACGTAATGTAAAGTTTTTAAAGTTCCTAAATCTCCGTAATCATAGTTTGGTGTTTCGTAACGAGCTAATATGTTTGTACCATCAAAACTATTTCCTGTATCATGTTGATATACGTATCCTTCAGTATCTCCATGATAATATTGTTCTACATTGTTACTATCAAATCCTGAACCAATTGCAGTAACTTCTAAACTTCTTGTTTCAGACCATTGAAATCCATCAGGTCTTAATGTTCCTATTATTCCTTTTTGTTGTGTTTGTTCTAAACTTGAATCTGCATAAAACAATCTATACTGAGATTTATCTCGTAATACAACACTACTTATTATATAGCTATTTATGCTTTCTGTCAAGTCTGTGACAAGCGGTTGTATAGCTTTACTAACTGTACCTAGCTCAACGTCACCAATTCTTGCTGTACCTGCAACTGTTCTTAAACCATCTGGTGCTAAGAATATTAAGTCACCACCAATCTCTTGAATACTATATCCGCTTAGACAACCTACGTTCTTTGTAACTGGTACAATTGAAATATTACTTGAATCATTTATATTTATAAGTTTAAATATACTATTTGTACAAAATATAAATAACTCATTACGGAAACCTTTAACACCTTCTATTTGGTCTTCTAAAACTATATTACCAGAACCTGTACTTGTAAAGTCTGTAGGGTCTAATGTACCACTATAATAGATTGTATTTAAGTTATCTTCAACTCCTGCAACAATTAAATGTTTATCGTGAGTTGTTACATACTTAGCATGTTTTGTTCCTGTTACAGTTATTTCTTCTGCAAAAAAAGTTCTGCTAGCTAAAGCACCAGTACCTTCCATTCTAAATGCATAAGGTTTATTTGCTCCGTCTGTTATAATTACTGTACCATAATCAAACGTAGCTCCATCAAACAATGCAAATTGGCATTGTCCTTGTCCAGTTCTAGTTAGTGTACTTCTTCCTGTAAAGGTTGAATAGTTATCTCCGCTTGCATCTACAGAGCTTCTCCCTATGTTTACCCAAGTTGCTCCATCATTACTAAAAAAGATTCCCGTGCCTGCTGTAACAATTACTCCATCAGCATATGGAAACGTGCCTAGTATATTTGTAGCACTACCTGTAGGTCTTGTTGCATTAGTTGTACCAAACTTCTGATAACCATTAATACGTCTATATCCACCCTCTGTAGATACTTCAAAGTTTCTTAAATCTTTTGCAACTCCGGGGGTTTTAAGTAAGTCAATAACATTTGAAGACTTGACTAATCCTCCATTAACTGCGACTGTATACGGTTGCGATGCAGGCATGTTTAGAAATATCTCCTGTCATCTCCAACATATTTTGGAGCAGGATTAATTAAGTTAGACTTCATTTGCTTCATGCCTTTTTTATAATCATCCATAGCAAATGCAGCTTGTTGTGGGCTTTCTTTAAATTGCCATACATAGTAACGAGCTTTAGCAGTTATTACATTAGCATACTGGTCAGGTAATACTATTTCATCACTATAAGCTGATAAAGCTGTAGGTGCATTATAAGCATAGAAATGCACATTATAAACTTTATCGGGTATAGGACTTAATCCAAACTTACGATGATCTGGACTACGAATTACATATTTAGGTTCACCATAATTTTGAGTATCTGCATCATCATCATTTTCTGCATCTCTTAAATATCTTGTCCAATCGTCTAATGTAATAAATGTTAAACCTCTAGAAGTATAAGGAGATGTTTCTCCACTTACACCAATAGTTGTTAAATAAAAATCATCCCAATCTATAGAAGCATAATCAGTTGTAATACTAGAGCTACCTGATTTTAGTGTGTACCATCTAGTACCTGCTGTAGTTTCTACAGTAACATTACCATAGAAAGGGTCTGTACCTCCACTAGCTGCAACTGCAAAAAATGGAAGTTGAGGTTCTTCGTTTGCAATATCATTTAAAGATTTGTTAATAGAATTTTTAACAAAGTTTTGAATTCCTTTCGCACTAGCAAAAGTTGCAGAGGTTAGTTCAATCTCGTTAAGTTCTCTAAGAACATCGTTTGTTAGTGTTAGGAATGTTGTTGCCATTATTTTTTATGTTTCTTTTGAATCGCAAAGTTAGCTGTAAGGCTTGCACCTTTATGTTTAACAAACTTACCAGTGTGCTTCATTAATTTATATTCTTTACCATCTTTCATCCAATGGTATCCTTTAGGGGCTTTGACTTTCATATTAACAAGGTTTGGCTTTTTTCATGGCTTCTCCACCATGTCCGTATGTCATACGTTGCTTACCACCACCTTTTGCTTTTTTTCTTTTTTTCTTATCGTATGTATATGCCATTTATATCTCCAAAGTTAAAAGGTGTAAGGGGGAAGCGAACACATGATTCCTCCCCCGCTTACGAATTGCTTAGTCTACTACGTAGAAAGCAGATACTAGAGCTTCAGGTCTTAGTACTTCCGCACCATAAACGTGAAGACCTCTAACTATATCACCAAATGAATCTGGGTCACGAATGACTTCAGTTGATGTTATAGCTTGAGCAGTAGCTGTAGACGATATGTGTCCGGCTAATACTTTACCAGTAGCGTTAGACGTACTAGCAACATTATTAGATTTGTACATATCAAATCCACGTAACTTACCACTTGATACTAAACCATTTCTCAATGATCCTTGACCTGCGTTGAAGTCAACAGATAGAAGTTTAGAGTCAGCCTGTGAAAGTTCCTCGTAGAACGAAGGTGGTGCTAAGAACCATCTTCCTTCTTCAGGAATACTTTGGTCGTCTAAAAGTCTAGCCATTCTAGCCATAAGGTCTAGAGGATCAACACCAGTTCCGTCAGAACCTAAAAGGTCTACTGAGTTTGTGGCGTGAGACAAAGTTGCATCAGCAGTCGCACTGTCTGAACCGATGATGTGATCAGGTGAGCTTGAAGATACACCTGCAAACATTTCAGCGATAACGCCTTCATCAAAAGCATCTCTCAATGCATAAGCAGCAGATGAACTGGCTACTTCTTTGAAGTTCACGTGAGACATTGAAGTTTCAATATCATCAACGATGAATTTAAAAGCGTTTGCTACGTCAACGACCATAGTTAATTCTTGGTCAGTTAACTTAGTTTGTGTTACATCAGCACCTCTTTCATATTGATAGACGGTGATTGTAGGTTCTTTAATGATTCTTACAGTATCTCCAAAAGCGGATATTTCTCCTGAGTAATCAGTGTTAGTGATTGCTTCTGCTACCGAAGCTTTTCTGAAAAAGTTTAAAACCTTTTTAGAATAGACTTTCGGTAAGAAGAAGGAGTTATTTTGACCACTTACGGAATTACCAAAGTTACCATTAGTATCAGTTGATTGCTCAAATAAAGCATCAGATTGATTATATGCCATAATTATTCTCCTTGAATATTATTAACTTTGTTATTATATAACCCTGCCTTCTTCTACAGCTTTATCGATTTCTTTTTCAAGTCTATCGTATTCAGCCATAGGTAGGGCAGCGATTTCCTGTTGTGTCCAAATCTTCGGTTGTTTCTCATCTACTGTAGTTGTCTTTGTAGACACCATATCAGCAGCAGAACTTCTTTCCGATTTGTTTTGGCTTGGTTTTACAGGAACTATACCGTTTTCCATTTTAAAAAGATCGATGGCTTTGCTTGCAAGAGATGCATTATTAGGATTATTATAAATCCAATCTTTTATCTCTTCGGGTTGAGACTCTGCCCAAGCATGAAACTGATCACTATTACGAAGGTCTTCAAAGTCTGGATGTTTTGTAATCAAGTCTTTTTCAGCTTCTCGTTTTAGTATTTCTGATTCACGCTCTTGTAAAGCATCTAGACGTTGTTGCAATGAAGCAACTTTATCTTCACTTTGCAAGTGAGCTACAGTTTCTACCACTTCATAAACATCAGGATACTCAGCTTTAAATTGTTCTAATTCTTCAGCAGACTTAGGAGCTTGATACTCCGGTCTATTTGCTGTAGCTTCAGCTATCAATTCTTGTTCTCTTTGTTTAAACTCAGAGAGCCTTGTATCATAATGCTTTTTCAAGTCATCATATCTTTTTTTGTAATTTGGTCTACTATAAGCTTTATCTTCTTCAACAGTCTCAGCTTGTACTGGTTCTGGTTCTGAAGGAGCTTGTGGTTTCTCAAAAAACAATCCTTCCGCAGTTTCTCCATGTTTTGGCATTACATCCTCTGTATGCCAATCTTTCTTTTGATTATACGGGTTAGGAGTTGGTTCTACAGATTCTTCCTGTATATTTTCAACTTCTGCCATTTCTTTCTCCTTTTAGGGCTTGTGCTTACCTCAAGGTAGCCTATTCTAAAAACGTCTTTTTTAATTAGGGGCTTGATCTAACAAGGTAGCTAAAGGTTATAAATTCGATAGGGGTTACTGACGTAAGTAGCCTATCATTGTTTTAGCTTCTAACGTGTTTTTGATAAGGGTCGAGCATCATATTTTCTTTGACTGCTTTCCTAACAGGGTCTTCATCTTGCACTCGCATTTGTGAAGCACTGTCAAGTGTAGTCTTAGTCACATTAATGTTTTGTTGTACTGGCTCTTGTGCAGATGCCATTACTTCTTTCTCTTCTCTTATCGGTCCACCGTTATAAGCCATTTGTCTTTCATCTGCAGCAGCTTCTGCGTCTTTCATCATAGACATTAAATTGTCTGCTCCGATTTCTTCAGTTGCTTTTGCAGTTATGACAAATTCCCCATCCGATAGCCTTGCAGGTATCGAATCGGACCTACCAGTTCCCGGACCTTCTACAGTTCCAGAACCAGTAAATTCTGTTGCACTCTCGACTACTTGATCAAAGATCATACTAAGTCTATCATCTCTTTCGAGAGCATCTATTAAATAATTTCTATCTTCATTAGACAATGTTTCTTCAACAACATAGTCTACATAATCTTCTTCCATTTCTTCGTCAGGAAGCATTGGTTGTTCTTGTTCCATTCCCATCAACATGTCCATTTGTTGATCCATTTCTCCACCTTCATTTCTAATTTGTCTTTTTTCTAATAAAGGATTTGAATTTAAAGCTTGTTCTCTTTTGTTTATTTTATCTTCCGCAACATTATAACCAATAAATTCATTAATTTTATTAGCAATAATACTAGAAGGAATAGCAAATCTTTTTGAATAATCGCTGCTTACTCCTCTTAAATATTTATCTTCTTCTTCAGGAGTAAATAATTTTTTCGTATTTCTATACTTATAAATTTTATTTGCTTCTTCTTGAAGTTTTTTATTTTGCTTAGTTGTAAACTCTGTCATATTTCTTCCTTTCTATTTAGTGCTTCGTCTACACTACTCTCCAACTGCTCTAGGTGTGCCAGAAAATTCAGCTTCCCCTGACTGCGGAACATTTCCAATTCCGATGTTGCCACCGCCAGTACCTGTAACTCCAAGTTCTTGAGGTGGTTGAGGTACTCCAGTAGCACCGCCCATTCCTTCTTGTTCTTGACCATTGGGGCTAGCTTGCGCGCCTGATTCTTGTCCAACATTATTTTGCATTCCTATTATTTGTGCCATGATAGCAGCCTCTTCCGGATCATTGAGTATTTCATCAGGATCAAGATCAAGACTGTAGGCAAGTTCACTAATTAATTTAGACATCTTAACAAATGGTGCAATAGCAGGATTCTGTGCAGTTTGTAAGAAAGTGGTTAGTCTTTGTGACCTCACTTCTTTTTGCATCAAACTATTTGTACCAGTTGCATTAACTTCTAAATCACCTACAACTCCTAGCTTATCTTCTAAGAACTGCATATTCCATTGGAAGTATGCTTCTCCTAAAGGTTTAAGTAAGAAGTCATCTAAGTTCTTAATAACAGTTTTGATATTAAGACTTGCTGCACCTAATAACATAGACATTCCTGATGCAGTTCTTGTCATACTTTGTACTCCTGTTTGACCATGAGAGTAACTAGGTATGCCTGTCTGTTCATCAGCAAGCTGTCTAAACTTGTCAAACATCATCATATTTTCAGTTGATGTGTTTGGAAACTTAACTCCGTGTATTGCCTGTCCGGGCATTCCTGCTTGTCTACGGAATATCTTTCCGGGATACACTTCAAAACTTTGTCCACCTACTAAAGCAGATTCGTCAATGTCAAAAACTAATGAGCCAGATAATGCTAAGTTATCTATTGCCATTCTCGCATGACCATTCATAATCTGTTGTGAGTCATGCATATTTTCTGCTACACCAACACCAAAGAAACTATACGGGTTTTTTTCGTATGGGAAAGCATGATATGGTAATCTATATGGTGTAAATGGATTAACTACTGTTCTTAGTATCTTACCACCACTTGTCCATACATTTACTTGAAGTTCATCAAGATCATCTATTTCATCAGCTAGTTCAACACCTACATCACGTAAGTAAGCTGCATCCATAACTCCCCAATATTCTAGTACTTCATACTGTGGTAATGCATATTCATCTACATCTTCATCTCTAATCTGATCTTCGTAACTACGCTTTTCATAGTCACCACCCATCATTAAACATTCACGAATAGCATCTTTGTCAAAGTAAGGCATTTTACTTAATGCTCTAAATTGACTCCTGTTTAGTCTATGCCTATGAATTATGTATTCACATTCATCTATTGTTGTAGCCGATGGGTCTGGAAAGAAATCCCACAGACTTACAAATTCTATTCTTGGTACTCTAACCTCTACAGGATTATATGTTCTAATACCTTCATCATCTTCATCCCACTTATGTAAAGTTTTATTAAAGTTAAATGGTCCTTTAATAATTCCTGTTCCTAACATAGCTGCTTCAAACAAAGCACTACGTAATTCAGAAGCACCATTTGATTCTTCTATTTGATCATGGATTAATTTTTCCATTCGTCTTGCAGCTTTTTGTGCAGGACTAACTTCTAAGTCTTGTGGGTTTGCACTAGGTCCGGGAGTATAGTTACCTTCTTCTTTGGCTAGTTCTTCTAAAAATCTTTCTTGAAACTTACCATCAGAGAAAGTAGCACCGGGTTTTAAAACCTTCCCATCACCTTCATAGCCTACATCATATGGGCTTTCAACTTCATCTGGAGTTGCTTCAGCTTGGCTTGTTTCAATCCCCGGCACTGGATTTTGTGTATCTAAATGAGCTACAGCAACTTCGCCTTCAGGCATCTTTGTTTCTGATACTCCAATAGGAAACTTACCTGTACCGAATATAACGTCAATTAGTTGACCAAATGCTGCAAGTACTTTAGTCTTTGTAACTTTTACAAATACTCTAGACTTTTCAGATTCTCTAAACTTAACTCGTTTTCCGTAAAGCCCTCTAAAGTTTTGATACCCAGTAATCCATCTATCTTCATGAGAACTTCTTGCATCTTCTGCAGCTTGAAATCTATTCTTGATAAGACCTGCTAAGTTTAGCTTTTGATCTTCTTCTAAAGATAATTCTAATCCTTGTTCCCCTTCTACCTCTTCAACATAGATTGCATCAGCATCTAATAGTCCTGTGGGTTGTAAAGGTTTATTATCTTCTTCCATACTTAATATCCAAATGTTTCATCAACTGGTTTGTAGATTGATTCTCTATGATACTGACGAAGATTATCCATTGGATTATTTATTCTAGGTCTACTCATAATCAAATACCGCAGAGCATCATAAGCATGATCCGCAGCATGTGTATCTACATCTTCAGGATTACGTTTATCTAAAGGTATACTTTGTAATTCCTTTATCAAGTTTGGACACGTGTTAAATATTTGTAACTTAGGTCTTCCGCTTGGTTGTACTTTTAAATATTCGTGAATCTGAATTTTACCTTGTATTCTATTTTTATCTGCTCGTCTAAGTTTATGTCCTTGCTTAACGAGCGACTCTCCTACTGTTGGTCCAGTTGTACCAGTTCTTGCCCATGCCGCAGTATCTAATACACCAGAAACAGAAAAAGGGTCTTCCATTTCCATGTCTGTTATTATAGAGCCTAAATCCTCACCTGTCAAGCCTTTTCGATACAATTCACGGTAAATGATGAGTGTTCCATCTGTCCTGTCTACTGCTCCCCATATGCAAGCACTCTCTGAAGCGTATCCATAGTCAATACCTTTTACTCGTTCCCATGTTAAAGGAATTTGAAATGGAGTAACAATATGCATGTCAGGATCAAATTCTACAAAGGCAGCCCCTTCATTGATATCCCAATTACCTTCTAGTAGTTGTTTACGTTGTACAGGAGGTAAAGACATGAGCATAGTTTCATATACTCCATCTTCAGATAAGTAAGGGTTATCAGTTAATCGTGCAGGAATAAACTTTCTTGTTAGTCCATCTCCTCCTATAAAAGATTCATTTGGAGCAAACGCATCTACATATCTTTTCTTTACCCAAGACGCACCAATACCACCGGGGTTAGCAGTACAACGTAGATACGTTTTAATTTCAGGGTCTGTTGTTCTAAGACGTGAGGCTAGATAGTTCCAACCAAATTCTGTAGGTAAGTGTGTTATCTCATCAAAGCCAATCCATGAATATGCTTGTCCTTGATATCTGTATACATCAGCATCCCTTTCTAAGAAACCAAATTCTATTTTAGCTCCACTTGGAAAGTTCCATACCTTTTCAACTTCTCTGAACTTACATCCGGGAAATGCTTGTGGATAAAGTTCACGAGACTTGTCGATAAGTTCTCGAAGTTCTGGCATAGACCTTCTAAGTATTAAGGCTCTGTGTGCTTTGCGATGTGCATACCTTAATGGATCAACTAACATAGCGTATGATTTACCACCACCGGCAGCACCACCATACAATACATCTTTTTCGTCTGCAGCTAGAAACTCGGTTTGCGGTCCTTCATTAGGATGAAAGACAACATTACTTCCTGCATCTATCTCATCTTGAACAGCTTTAGGAAGAACATTTAATTCTTCTGGGGTTACTATCTTCCCCGATTTTGACGACTTTGACGATTTATCTTCGAGTTTACCGAGGACATCAGTCGTCTGTCTAAGAGCTTTTCTCTTTGACTCAAGTTGCTTTTCAATCTTTTTAATTGCTTTTTGTTTCTTGGAGACTGCTCTCCTAGCTGCCTGTTTTGCTTTTTGCCCATGTGAATAAAAATATTTTGATTTACTTCCTTTAGGTCTACCTCCCTTTTTACGAGGTGTACCATCACTCTTTAGTATAAAGCTCCCTTCAGAATCTGTCAAGTAAAGATGCGGGTTCTGTTCCCAATCTTTCAAGTCGTTGTTGTCGTTTTCCATATTTTTTATCTATGTGTTTCTTTAAACCTGCAGGTGTAATACTGCGATGAGTTTTAAATTCTATCCAGTCACAAGCATCTCTCAAGCTTATAGACTCACCCGCTACTAAATCTTCAGCAACTTCCAATGCTTCTAACTGTTCAGGTACGGGTTTAAAGTAACCATCAATTTCACTTGTTTCGTATCCAAACGGAATAGTAGATGTTTTTCTTTTTATATATCCTTCTTTCATAACTGATTGTGTTGTCTACGTGCTAATTTATTTTCCCAATCTTCAATAGCTTTAGCAATACTTTCTTCTGCAAGAACAGAACAATGTAACTTTATAGGCGGTAACTCTAAAGCCTCTGCAATATCTTTGTCTTTAATTTCTTTAGCTTCTTGTATTGTTTTACCCTTAAGCATATCTACAAATAATGTAGATGATGCTATTGCACTTCCACATCCATATGTTTTAAACTTGACATCTTCTATTGTATTCCCGTCTAGTTTAAGTTGTAGCCTCATAACATCTCCACATGCGGGAGCACCAGTCATACCTGTAGCAACATTAGGATCAGTAGGATCAAATCTACCTACTGCATGTTTCTCAGGTTCGTTGAGTACACTTTCAAATCTATCTACAACTTGTTGAGAATATGCCATTACTTTTTAAATATACGATCCCAATTATCATCAAACTGTTGTTGTGATACTGAAGTCTTTCTAGGTCTAGAACCTTTTCCGACACGACCACCATTCTTCTTATTTGTCATAAGAACTGGTTTCTCATTACTTCCTAACTGTGGCATCTTACCATTTAACCTTATCAGCCCAATAAGCTGCTGACATTTTTCCTTTAGCTATATTCTTAGCGTGTCTAGCCTTAAAACTTTTACGCTTTGCTTTCATTCTATCAGACTCACCTGCTTTAGGCTTACCTGCAGTCTTTGCACCTTTCTGTCCAAACCTTATAGTTTTAATCTTTGAACCTTCTTTAGCTACAACTATATGTGACTTCTTAGGATGGTTAGGAGTACGTTTAGGTTTGTTGTAACCAGATACTCCGGCTCTTTTTAAACGTGGGTCTTTAGCTTTACCACCTTTCTTATATTCTTCTCTCATCGTTTCTTTCCTTTGTGTAGCCCATGTCTAGCATGTTGCTTACCTTTCTTTGTAGCTGCTCTTTTCTTTTTATTAGCTGCTGCTAGTTTCTTTCTACCTGCTGCAGTAGACTTTAACTTTTTAATAGTCTTTGCAGGTGCGTAGACTTCTCCAGTTTCTGAAGACTTCTTACCACTAGCAGTTCTCCACTTCTGTTTAGTCCAACGCTTTAAAGACTTCTGAGATTTTTTAAGTGCCATTATTGTTTATGTCCTTTGAACTGTTGTTGTTTAATTAACTTCGTTAGTTCTGCTTTAGTTTTTACTTTTTGATTAGTTTGAGCAACCATTACTTATAACCTCCACCTTTAGCTTTATATTCTTTAGCAAGCATCTGTGCCTTTCTAGCACTCCATTGTCCGGGCTTACCACCTTTAGAACCTGCTTTAATCTTTTCAAAAAGCCTCTTACGCATGGTAGGCTTGGTATAGTTACCTGCTTTGTTTACTGTTGATTTCTTTTTTGTTGTTGTTTTTTTTCTTGGCATTATTCCTCTTCATCATCATTGTCTGCCATGCTATATTGTTGGCTTCCAGTTTCTTCATACTCTATGTCCTGTGCTTCTACTTCAATAGGTGCTTTCTCAGGAAGTATAAAGATACCTCCTCCAGTTGAATGAGTTACATCTAACTTATCACTTTTAGATACACCAACACGATCAAGAATCGTTTGGGCAGCAGTCAGCTTATTGCTGACCTGTGGTATAGGCGCATCACTATTCATAATATCTACGAGCTTAAAAGCTGCAGCAGGGGCAGAACGAGCTAATACGTCCGAGGCTAATTCAATCACTTCATGTCTAAGACTTTTTATAACTTGATGATAGTTGCCTGAGTATCCTGCAAGCTCGGCTGCTTTCTTCGGATCACCTCCTGTCTGGATCAAATTGTCCAGAAAAGACTGTTGTTTCTCCGTAAGAACCTTATTCTTTTTCTCTGTAGTTTGGGGAAGGTAACTCATAGCCTTTATTATAGGTCTAGTATACGATATTGTCAAGATATAAAAATACTAAAAAGGTCTTGACAAAAGCAATAATTATCTGTACAATGATATAGTACCCCGGGGGAAGTTAGTATATATAATATATAGTGAGGGCTATTAAATCTTACCTAGTATACCGCCAAGGACCTGTCTAGTAAACATCCATTTTAGCTCAAAATGTATGAGATTTAGTACACACCACCCCACCCCTACCCGTGCCTCCTGCCTCCCCACTAAACAAAACTCACAAAACTAAGCAAAGCCCCACCTAGAACTAAACAAAACTAGACTAGTTTTATCTGTGCCCCTGTCTAGTAAATGAAGAGCCCCGATTAGTTATGTCTAGTATCTATAAGAATAAACTAAGCAAGGACTAAGCAAAGTCTAAACAAATCAACAAGTTAGAGGTTTATTTACTAGCCATCCTTTTACGACCTTATCAAATATAAATATCATTGCTCTATGGGCTTCTATTTAGCTTGTAGAGGTATCCTTTTAATGGGTTCTTTTATGGGTTCTTTTTAATAGGTGATAGCCGCTTTAAATTATTTTCATAAAGGCTATTGTATTTATAATTCATTCCTGTAATATACGTCTTACGAATTAAATTTTAACAATATAGGAGAAAGAAATATGAAATTCGTTAAAACTGTAGCAATCAACTATGAGAAAGCTGAGGGCAAATATCAAAAGGGGCAACTAGGTAAAGATAAAAATAATAATCTTTATAGGT